CCTGGTGTGCTCATAAATACGTCAGGAGTTATGGCCGCTGTTTTCACAGCTTATACCTCTTACGGGTTTTGTGCGGTAAGAACCATCGCGCCAGTAGTCAGTTCCATGGTTCCGCTGAACTGAGTACCGTCTGCGAATCTGACTACTTGAGGTTTAGCCTCGGTAGAACTCTCAGCTTTCTTGTCTTGCGATTTTATAAACTTGTCCATATCCAAAAACCCAGTTTTACGGAAATTCATAATGTTAGTATCTAAACCTTTTACTAACCTCTTGGTTTCGTCGGTCTGGTTGTCTAGGTTTTTGCCCTCAAACATTTCTTGAATTTGAGCTTGGTTGAATCCAAGCTTGGTTAAAGTGTCCAGAGAGGCTGTGGTTTTTGCCACAGCTGCTTTCACACCAGGACCAGCTTCTGAAATTCTCTTTACGTCTGTGTCTGATAAGGTCTTGCTTGGATCCAGTTGTTTTAGCAGTTTGTTTAGCTGGTTGCCTGGATCTGCAACTATTTCTTTTAGCCTGCCTATTCTTTCCTCTTCTTTTTTCATTTCTTCTGGCGTCATAACCTGAAGACCGTATCTAGTAGCTTCACCAAGCTCCATACCTAAGTTACGAGCTACGTCTTTTATCATTTCAGACGCGGCTCCTGAAGAATCTCCCATAACGTCGGCTACAGTAAAAGTGCCGCCGCTAGCTTCAGCTATTCTTGTAGCCCTGCTGAACATGTCTAATGACTGTTTGTCTAAATCTTTTTGTTTTGAAAGAAGCTTTCTGGCTTCGGCTTGCTGGTTGGCAGTCAGATTGCTCTTGAAGTCGCCCATTACACTTTCGACAGCATAACCCCGCGACTGAGCATGCCTGGCTATCTTTGCTTTGACAGCGCCTAGTTTTTTAAGAGCTGCTTCTTTAGCTTTAGGATCATTACCTGCTGCTGCCAGCTCAGCTCTGGCGTCCTGTAGTTCTTTTGTGATGCCTAGTCTGTCCAAGTCTGCGATGTCAGCAGCTGATGCACCGACGTTCTTCAAAATGTCTTTGTATTCTATTTTCCCGTCTTTAGCCAAAGTCATTAAGCCTTTTTCTACTTCATCTCGGCTCTTTCCTAGATTTAGCGCCTCTCTTCTAATAGCGTCTACACCAGCTACCCTGCCAGCAGCGGCTAATCCAGCTGCCGTGGTGCCAGCGTCCATACCTTCAGACATTTTACCTACGTCTGTCAGACCTCTAGTGATGTAGTCAGCCGTTTCTTTGCCCATCATGCTGAGCATGCCTACATCACTTTGTAGAGCCTCGGCCATAGACATGGCCAAGCTGCCTGCTTGCTTAGCGGTACCGCTAATAGCAGCAGAAGTCATAGAACCGATTGTGCCTCTATCAAAATCTGTTTTTGCTTGACCAAGCCCCATCAGACGCATGCCGCTGGAAGCGTGTACACCAAGTGAAGTAATGCGGTCAGTTCTGAGGGTATTTAGTTTGCTTATAATATCTTTTTCGCTGAGTGGTTTTCCGTCTTTATCACGCATAATAGTATCAAGCTGACCTGGTGTTAACCCGTACGCTGTCTCTATCTCTCGCATTTCAGCAGCTAAATTTTTATTTCCTTTTAAGTACGCAGTAATTTTACCTTCGTCTTGAGCCACTGCTCTTTTGTTGAGCATTTTTGCTGATTCTAGATCTCCTCTTATGCCAGCAGCCTCTGCCATCTCTAGATCGGCAGTGCCAACGCCTCCCAGCATCTGGAACAAGGCGTCTTCAATGGTCGTGTCTTTATTAGCACCCAAAAGAACATCGGCAAACCTTTGCATAGGTGTGCCTCTGTTAAGCTTGGCGAAAGCGCTCTGTTGTCTTGAGTCAGCTTCAGCCTGTGCTCTATTTCTAGCCGCTTGAGCCCTATTCTCCGTGTTAACTAAAGCAAGTACTTCGTTGCCTTTGCCTTTGGCCCTCTCACCGAACGACCCTGCGCCCTTAGAGACAGCAAGCCTAATCTGGTTTTCGTCAATTCCTGGGAACTTGTCTTTTATTTTCTTAACCAAGAACTCGTAGTTTCCTGTAGAAAACTGACCAGCCTCATCGCCAGTCATGTTCATAAGGCCTTCTGTGATGACCTTACGCATGTCTCCAGCTTGATTTATATTCAACCCAAACTCAGTAACCATGTTTGGCACAAAGCTAGACGCGATCATGCCTTCAGCTTCAGCTACTTGTCCAGCTTCGGACATGGCAGCCAAGCCTGGAGTTCTGAACATCACGGCTTGATTGGCGTTTCTTTGAGACGTCATAGTGAAGAAATCGGCAGCTCTTATGCCGTTCCTGTTCAACATAGCGCCGATCTCTTCTGGGCGCATGTGCTTGGCTGTGCCAGCTTTTACTTGCTCGATGTAATCAGCTACTTCTTTATGCTTATTGGGGTCTATTACGCCTGCTTCTGACATTCTTATCAAAGCAGCATAAGAGTTTGCAAAAGGACTGTTCAGCCCAGCAGCCTGAGCTTCTCGGCTAAAAGCCAAGGCTTTTTCCTTATCCATAAGGTTAAAGCCAGTAGCACCTCCGAAGTTGGTCGCATACGCCTGCGCGAAAGCAGCTGAGTTAGTTGCAATTCCAGTAGCAAATGCTCTGTTTAGTCCATACCTGTCCCCAGCCTGCCCAGCCATGCCGATGTTTGCCATCATGGCGTCTAGACCCATGCCAGTCATCTTCGACATATTGGCAGCATTTCGTACCATGCGCTCTACATCAGCGGGGTTCATGCTGCTTAAATTGTTTTGGGTAATAGCCTGCAGGGCATTGAAAAGTTCTGCCATAGGCGCGTCTGAGCGCCCGTTCTCACCAAATATGTCTTTCATGGCGGCTACTGCGCCAGACATGGCTTTGATTTTGTCTGTAATTCTGTTGGCTTCAAACTGCTGTACTTTGTCGTTAAAGTCTGGCGCTTCAACAAGATCCTGCATTGTTCTTTCTAGCTCGCCTGGTCCTGCTGGACCTACGCGTCTATTCAGCTGGTCTTGAGCGATTTGTCTAATAGACCTAGGAGCAGACCCTAGTATGCCTCTACGCGCCATCTCGTCAAACATAGAGCCAGCCTGTCCAGCTGTAACTCCACGCATTTCGCCTATGTCTCTTCCTTCAGCGAACAAGTTATTAAATACTTGTTCTGTTATTGTCTTTACAGTATCTCCGCGCATACCCACGGTGCCAGTGACAGGATCTGACACGTATCTTGAGCCAGCCGCCATTCTCTGAGCCATTACCGCCGCCGACCCTCTTGAGCCGTGCATGCGGTCAACAAAGTCTGGTGCTATCTGTGTAAGCATTGGCATAAACATGGCCATGTCGCCAGCCATTGTCTGAGCAGCCATTTGCTCACGCATACCGAAAGGAGTGCCCGCTAGGTTGGCGAAACCCCTAAACATTTGTTCGTATGTTTTTTGATCCAGAGCCGAGCCTCTGGCCATGGCTTGTTGCTGCATATCAAAAGCAGCGCGCTGCCTGAACTGATCGTATAGATTCATCTGGGGCATAAACTGGCCAAATTGCCCCATGTTACTGCCAAAAATATTAGGCAGTATGCTCTGCATTAGCCCGTTGACTAACATGGCAGAACCGCCAGACAGACCTAATGCCTGGGCTACATTAAAAGTCTGGGCTGGTGTGATCGGGGAACCTGAAAATACGGTCCCTGGTCCACCAAACATTTGTTGAATGTTATTCACCTTTCCAAATCCCCAGACGTTTTTGTCTTGCTTCTTCTACCTCTGCCTCTACTTTCTTTCTGAACTCTGGGTCGTTCCAATCGCCAAATTCTTCTTTATAAGCGTCTATCAGCTCTCTATATGCATCATAATTCTTTCTAGGTTTCGTGTCTCTAGCAAGCCAAGGCTGCGATAGCTCGTCTATCACGTCAGCCATTTGGTCAAAACTGGAATAAGCAGACTTTACTAGCTCTAAATGGGGACTGCTGCAAATAGCTGAAGTTTTAAGCAACCTGAGTTTTAACAACTCAATCTGCTTAGTGTCTTGATACGCTCTAGCTATCCACAGCAGCCTTAATTTCCAACGGCGATCAAGTAGAGCGGCTTTTGAGAAGTCAAAACCGTCTGCTGCCATCCTTACAAGTAAGGATGCTACTTGGTCGCCTTCCAAAAATCCTTTGATTCTGCCATAGCCTGCAGTTTTTCACACAACGAATTAAACTCTGTGTAAAGATGCGTAATTGTGTTACGCATGGCTTCTGTAGGCATAATTTGACTAACTAAATCATCGAATAGCGCAAACAACTTGGTGTTAGGTTTCTTGTATGAAGCCTCATCTACATCGATGTCATTAATCGGCGGAATTTCTATTATGTTGTCAGTACTTTCAATTTTTTCTATACCCATAACAGCTCTATAGGCCATAAGCGTACGCCAGTAAAAACTGGTATCGCTAAGTATTTTGGATTGCAGGTCGTTTTGGGCGTCAACAATCAACTGTTTATAAGCCGTATCTGACTCTGCTGTGGTAAGAGCGCGAAAAGTTATGTTTAACCTTCCACCAAACACAGAATAGACTTTCTTAAAGCGTATACCTCCAAGTATCGACTGGACGAAGTCTAGTTTGTCCTCATCAGACACTTCTGTAAGTTCTGTCTTTGTAGTGTCCCATCCGCAGTGGGGACACATAACTGGCCCAGGTGACACCAGACCAGAACCAACACCTTCGGCTATGGGCGCAGCCGTAGCTGTTTCTGAAGTTTTTTGTTCTTCTGGTTTTTTGGTAGAAGCAGGCAACAAGTCATCAATGATTTCTGGTTCTTTAAATATTTTTGGATCTAAAGGTGGATCAACATAAGCAGGTTTGTTGACTTGTTCTTTTTTCCTTTCTTCAACAGCTTCTTTGATAAAACCAACGATTTCCTTTTTCTTGTCGTCTGGTAGTTGACTGAAGTCAACAGGCTCTGGGATATGCAAAGGCTTATCAACCTTTGGCATTTCAACCTTAGACGTTTCCTTTACAACGTTGTGAATCTTTTCAGCAATATTAGCTGGAAGATTCTCAGGGTTGTCTACAATACCCAACTGTTTTAGCCCTTCTCGTTCTACTTCTGTAAGGACGGTGCCTGGGCGCATCATGCCAGGCAACCCAGCATTTGACGGTATGGTAGGCTTTGCTGGAGCTGGAGGAGCAGGCAGCTTTCTAAACGAATCTAACTTTCTGACAGGCTTATCCATGACAGTCCTTTCTTAGACTTGTACGGTGGCTACGGCTTCAGGGCATTCGATAAACCTTTGATCAACAATAGTTATTTGTTGAGAAACAATAACTATTGGTTCTTCTTTAACTTCTGGAGGAGGTACTACGATTTCATTTCCGTCTTTGTCGTAGTAGGTTACTTGTTGAGCTTGCTCAGTCATTACTGTCCCTTTCAAGCTATGACAGGATAGTTGCCATCAGCGGTTACAGCCTCTGGCAGTTCAGCCAGCGATGCCTGTTCATAATCTGGGCCTGCTGGTATCGGCCCCAGACCATTATTACCTTTAACATACAGACTGGTGTTAATTTTTCTATAGCTCTGCCCAGTCCAAGCGTCTTCTCCTGGAAATGGATATGTTTTGTTTTCGTTTGCTTGTACTGGTTTTTCAACCCAAACGTTAGTGGACTGATTGTTCATCCTAGCCCGTTGAGCCCAACGGCTTTCATAAAGCATAAAGTCAGATACTCTGCTTTGCGCAGTGCTTCTGAACGAAAATCCCATAGTTTTAATTACAGTGTCGTTTCCTACACGCTGTTTAGCGTACAGATAGTCAGTGAATACGCTTTTATATACTTTTGTACCTTCCTTGCTTGTTTCTTTGTTTTTCTCTTTGATGTCTTCATACACCTTCCCGATAATTTTTTTACCTTCTTCGTTTATGTTTGGCACCAACCCTTCAGAAAATTCAGCAATTATATTACCATTCGCTATAATCACATCCCTGTTAAAAACGGATCCACCGCCAAATACTGAGTAGTCAGAACTCAAAGAAACAAACCGACCAGAAATTATTGTTTGTGCTTTTGTAAATACGTTAGAAGCCGTTACATCACCTGGCTGTCCGAAATAGGTTACAGTTGAATTAGTAACGTAATTCATCAGCTCTCTTGAGCTGGTGGTTATGGTGCCTTTGCCTTTTGCTGCGTCTAGAACTATTGAGCCGTAGTCCGAGCCTGCACCTGAGCGCAAATACAAGTCGCTACCCATGCAAGAAACCATGGATGACGATTTTATGATTACTCCGTTAGATATTACTTCAGATCCTGTCTTGCTGTAGTCTTGGTCTGGCTGTCGGCTCTTGCTTTCTAGAAGCAAAGCTCCAGTTCCAGAATTGCCAGCCAGTATTTGAGCATGCCTTTCTGCTTTGATCCTCACATCTTCATTAGTCGCGGATATTTCTACGTTACCGTTGGCTTTCAGTATGGCATCTCTACCAGCCAGGCTAATGAGGCTTCTGCCTGGACGCAGCACTACGTCTCCTGGGCAGCTTATTTCTATGCTGCCGCCTCCCATTCTTATTTCTTCGCCAGCAGGCCCAGATATTACGACAGTCCCGTCTCGAAGAATACCTACCATGCTCAAAGTATGGTGGTAGTTAGCTTGCTCTCTGTGATCTACGGTTAAAGGTGTAGCCTGAGGCTTTGTTAGGTATTGGGAAGAAGAAAGTTCGTTGTATCCCTGTGGTAATTCTTTCAAAGAACCAGGAAGAGTGGTCCAGTCTCTTGTGTGATAGTGGAAAGGATGCTCAGACCGCCACCTAACGCCGTAAGCAAGCTCATCGTCGGCTACAGAGGCCATGTGAGGGCCGACCAGCGTGGTAGCACCTGCTGGTCCTTCTTTTATTTTTTGATTTGATTCTGAAGAGCCAGCTGTGTAACCAGCTGGCGAATACCCGTCTTCTCTGTTGTCGCCTGTTTTGTCTTCTGGAAGTCGTATCTGTACAGGGCTTACAAACGGAGGCACGTGCGCGAATAGCAGTCCCTGAGCAGATACCATGTGGTAATTGCCGTCCATAGCCAAATGTTCTTCCCACACAGTTAGTGGGTTAGCTGGATTTGGCAAAGAGTAGGCAGTACCTGTAGTTATTTGTGGAGGTATTACAAGCTGCTGTTTAAAGCCTTGACCCAAGAATCCGTCAAATCTTTTAAGTCTATGAAACGGTATCTGTCCCTGGACCAGCAGATCAGTAGTAGCAAACTCAGACTGAGTCAGCTGTACTATGGTCGAGTCTCTGTTTAGGGACAGTTTTCCTGGAGTGAGTCCTCCAAGAGACTCCCACAGATAAGGGCTATACCCTGTTATTACAGACAACTCGTCTTCATCGTCTAAAGAGTATAAATCCATAGCTGCAGATCTGATCTGCAAATTATGGCCGTGCATTCTTACAAGCTGGTCATGCCAGAAAGCCCAAAACCCAGCGTTTTCATCTGCACGCATGAAGGCCATGAAAGGATCGGAAAAGAATCCGACGCCCGTCTCGGCCATCTTGCCCCATTCGCCTATAGCAGTTTCATCTATAGGCGATCCGCGAGAAAACCTAAGCAGCTGAGGCAAACGTTGAGAATAGTGTTTAAGAAAACCGTCAACGCCTAAAGTGTTAACGGCGGCTTGGCTTATGTAGTCGTGTACGTCTTTTTCTATTCCTAAGGAATAACCATTAAAAGAACCCAGAATTACGCCAGAACTGCTTGAAGTGTTTAGTATGGCGTACACTCTGGTGCCTGGAGCCATTGCGCCTATGGTGCGCACACCAACTATGGCAGCAGAGGTTTCTGCAAGAAGCTCGCAGGCTACATAGCCAGAATCGTCTATTTGAACGTTGTACCAGCCGTAAACCGACAGGCTGTCTATTACGGTTCCAGTTACAAGTCTTAAATTGCTATTTGTAGTCTGTAGATTAGACGACAACGTCCCGAAGCTGTCGCTCTTCGGGACGTTGTAATCTGTGTACCCTACTGAAGCTACTTTAGTTTCTAGATGTCTGATTCTTTCCTGCATCGACTGCAGATAAGCTACCAGATTGAAACTAGTACCCCCAGTTTTTGCTACTGCCATCACACCCTCATCGGGTTAGTTCGACCTCGACACCTGACCGCACATGCACTGAACATTCTCGTTGATGAGCATGTCCTGAGCTGCAACGGAGTAGCCTACAGAAGTTGCCACTACGGCGTCAGCGATAATTTCAATATTAGCGCCAACAGCCCCACCAGCGTCCTTCCAGTTACAGGCCGAAGAGCCCATAGTGAACTTGAGGCGGTGAGAAGCTGCGTCACCTTGGCACACGTTACCAAGACGCTGCAGCAGCTCCAAGGCCACAACCTTAGGACCAACGATTCTACCGAAGCCGATAGAGCCGTTGGTGCGGCCAACCACATAGTACCTGTTGGAGCTACCAACTTCAAATACCTGGTTGACCTGCTGGTTATAGTTCACAGTCAGGTTCTGGACTAGAGAACCTGCTGCGTTTCCTCCCATGTCCCCAAGCTGGAGCTTGGACCTGTCTGCCGCGAAAGCGCCAGCAAAGGGAGAATCTTCGCGACCAAATACATCAGCCATCGATATAACCTCCTCAGGTTATCAGATCACAAGCTTAAGCTCGATGTTGTTGAGAGGATAGGGGATAGACAAGTCAGCTTCGATCACAACGCGATCCTTGTACAGAGCGTGCTGACGGATCTGGATTACAGTACCGTCGATTAGCTGAGGACCAGTTCGGGTTGTGCCGTTTGACTTGAGGACCAAAGTCACTGTTTCAAACAGGGACTTCAGGATTATGAGCATATCGTCGGTCACGTTGGAACGACCGATGTATGGCTCGTATACGTTCTTGTACTGGTAGGAGATGGAGTCCACGTTAACGCGGACCATTTCCTCACGGCTGTTAAGGTCGGTTGGATCGCTGGTTACAGCGTGACGGTTGAAGATGTTACCGTCAACATCCTTGTGGATGATCCAGCCGCCAGACTCAGCGATTTGGTTTAGCTGGCTGCCGTTAAGACCGCTGATCAAAGCGCCAGTGTCGTCTATACCAGACAAGGTGACGTGGGTCAGACCTTGCTGAGGAAGGACACCAGAACGAAGACCAGCAACAGCGGCTGCTGCGAAGTAGCCTGGGAACACTGCGCCGTCCAGACCAACGGTGCTGTTGGCTACTACGACGATACGGCGGTCCTTGTGCTGAGCTACCTGAGCCTTGGCCTCTAGAACCTTGTCAGCACGGTTCAAGGTGCGCCAGATTTCCACACGCTGGGCCACGGTGATGGCAGCGGTGTGGCCAGTGGCCAACCTTACTGAACCTTCAGACAGCACTTCGTCAATGACGAACTCGCTGTAGGTCTCGTTGCCGAAACCGTCAGTGCTGAACAGGAAGCGAGCCTTGTCGCCTGCGCGTACACCGTTGGTGACGAACTTGGCGTTGTTAGCTGGTACGAACAGCAAGGTGTACTGAGTGCCAGAGGTGGTTGGGTCGTCAGACAGCTTGGCCAGAACAACTCCGTCATCAGAGCTGGTGGCTGGGCTTACTACGGCCTTCTGGTCAGGTACGTCGATGCTGAACACGCCAGCCTTGTAGTTGCCAACTTCTGGGGAGGACTCTGAAAGAATCAGAGACTTCCAAGCAGCCAACACAGTGCCGTTGGTGGTCAGAGGTACTAGGTTGTAGATCTGGGTCTGGCCGTCCAGAATTTCCAGAACGTCCAACCAGCTGTCTACGTCGTTAGGATCGGCAACAGCTGAGAAGTACACAGGCTGGTCGTTGGCGTTGACCAGAGCTTCGTAGACGCCCCAGTATAGGGGGTTGTCTGGGCTGGCCTGACCGAGCAGGGTGCCGATTTCAGAAATGTTGGCCACGCTCTCAAAGGCGTTGACGTAGTCAGCCAACCAAGCGCGATACTCTACGAAGAGAGTGCCGCCCTTCAGAGGAAGAGGCTGGGGAACGCCGCTGTCAGTCCAGCTATCGTCGTACAGAAGGATGCCAGACTGTACGGTGATCTCGGTGTCTGAAGTTGTATAAGCTACGTTTGGAACGTCAGCGTCTAGATTCTTTTCAATCTGCAAGTTCTTGCGGATTGAAAGTTTCAGGTCGAGATCGGTAGCGGCAGCCAAAGCTTCTGGAAGGTCGTCAGCCAGGATTAGCGTCTTGACAGCGCCAGTCGAAGCAGCTGTAGCAGTGATGTAGTATTTGTCGCCCTTGCACAGAGCGGTCTGGTTGAGCGAAATGGTTACGCCGTAATTGCCTACAGGGAAAGCAGTGCTAGCTGCTGAAATCACTGTAGGACCGCTGAGGTCATAACCAGTTGTGGTGGTCACAGTTACTTCAGGGGAAGCAGCGTAAGCGCCGCCCTTGGTAACTTCCACGATATAAGTGGTTGTGGAAGTACCGCTGTAGGTACCAGCAGCTGTAGCCGTTGGAGCGGTGAAAGCCTGGTTAGCTACAACACGCCACTTCTGGCCTACAACCAAGTCATCTGGGCTGATGCCTTCTTCTTCAGCGATAGATGAAGCAGAGGTAGCGGCTCCACCAGTCAGTTCGCTAAAGGTTACTCTCAGACCCCTTGTACCAATCGAAGTAGCAACGCCTTTTGCTGAAGGCGTAATGCTGGCTTGGTTGTCTCTGCCAGAGGCGCTAGTCACGCGCAATCTAGCAGTGGTGTGGTTACCACCAACCGAGCTGTTGATAACTTCGATGGTGTAAGTTTCAGTGATGTCGCCAGATTCTCTGCCGTCATAGCTTGAGGCGTCGGCAGAAGCTCTGATAGCGTTGACCAAACCTAGGCTGGTCACGGTCACTGACAGGGTTTGAGTAGTCTTGTTGGTAGAAGCGCCTGAGGCAGAGCCGACAGAAGCGGCTACAGTCTCGCCAACAAAACCGCGAACTGAAGTATTGAGAACGTATTCGGTTCCGCTGACAACTCCGCGAACATAAGCGTGGTCGCCAATTTGCACATCTCTGTCTAGAAGAGATGCGGAGCGAGCATAGGAGCCGTTGGTCTTGAAGCTGGTACCAGCGTCACGCACGCGGTTCTTGTAGCCAGCTACTGGAGCTACTAGAGAACCTACACTGGCGGCGTTGCTGAAGTACTCAAGCAGAGCGTCTTCTGCAAACAGCTTTACGTAGCCGAAGTCAACCTGGGAGCCGACAGGGCGCTCTGGCCAAGCGTAAGCTTGGTCAGCAACGTCGTCGTATTCGCCTAGGTTGATAATTTGTTTTTCGTCTGAGTTGGCATAGCGGAACAGCTTGGCGTGACCGCCAGTGATGTGAGCACTACGGGGTGCTGCAGCAGCTGCTGTGGTTACGCTGAACTCTTGGAATACAGTTACTTGAGGAAGAACGTAAGCCATGATGCCCTCCGTAGTGTCTTATGACACACTTGCTAGCTTTTAGTTTAAGGCATGAACTTCGACAACACAATACGCTTTAACACAGGTGCTTGAGGTACCAATGTCCAATTCTCGTCTGCAACGTAGGACACAGTTACTGGAACACCGTATGTTTCTTTCCATTCTTCTAGTTCAAACAAGGAGCCTACAGAAACCAGAGAAAAGCGCTTTAAGTCCAGCTCGTCTCTGATAATTGGTCCAAACTGCATCATCTCCCTGTATACTTCTGCTGCTAGAATCTCCGCTTCTGTACCTTTTCCAGCTAAGCAGAAAAATGTATGGCTACCTGCTACTAGGATCGAATGCTCCCTGTTAGCAGAAGTGGGCAAACCCCCGTGAAGCCTGTCGTCTATGCTTATTCGCTGAGGCTGCCAATCATTTCTTTTAATTATGATTGCTAGCTTTTTTTGCGTCAAGTCAGGACGCCACTGTGTTATAGATTCAATAACTATATCAGTTGATGCTACTGCTCTCCACAATTTTCCTCTAAGTTCTTTAGCTTCAATGTTATCGGCGTTAGCAAAATGATTGATAAACCATTCCCTGAAGAATCCTGTCATCAGATGCGGTTTTGGGGCTATTGAGCACCAATTACTGTATTTTCCAGGGTCACTTACTTGAGGCTGGTCGCTCATTATACTTCTCCAAGCCCCATGATTTGACTATTTGCTCTTTAAGATCGTCACTAGGCTCCCAGTTTCTAATACTGGTGGTTGGCAGCAGCTTTTTGTTTTTTGTCTTATCGTTAAGACTGGGATCTGGTTTTTCCATTACACTCCACCCATTGGAATGTTGTAAACCACGTCTGAAAAATTTGCTTGTCTAGCAGAAACGTTGGTGACTACTGGGTAGCCTCTCATCTCTGCAGCTGAAATTATCTCATGGATAATAAACCGTCTATCACTGCCAGAGTCCACAAACACATCATAACTGTCAGGCACAGGATCTCCAAGCATTCTACAGTTGCCAAATATGACGTCTTTTTTAGTTCCAACTGCTTGAACGTTGTCCATCTCTTCTCTGTGCTGGTGCAGAGCTAGCTCCATATTTGCTGGTATAGCTGCAAAATACCCTTGAATAATTCCAGTTCCTTTACAAACGGTGCAATCGCTGTTTGTTACTTCGTCTGTTAAGTAATCTGTACAAGCGGTACAGCGAGTACCGTATCTTTTTCTTTTGAGCAAAAAGCCTTTAAGTGAAGTGTACTTTGAATGCCTAAGTTTTTCTTTTCTTAGGACATCTCTAGCCAGTCTCCAGTCTCTAAATTGAAGATTCTTTACAGCTGAAACTATTTCTGAGTAGTAGGTCCTCAAAGCTGTTTGTAGCTTTACTCTGTAGTAAAAATCCTGGCTTTGAGCGTATATTCTTTTTTCGTCGTCTTCGGCAAAGTAGACATTTTGTACAGGCAGACCTATATTCGCAAATTCCGTAGTAGGAACCGACGAAGCAGCGCCTTGTAGCGTAAATACGTGCGGACCTGGATCTGTAAATAGTCTAGAAATTACCCACTCTACTCTACTGCCTCCTGAGACAGAGTATTTGACGAAAGCCCTTTCAAAAGGGTTAATCATCGCCAACGACCTCCGTACTCGTAGCCAGACCCGAATGTACCATTCCAGTTTTGAGCGTTAAACTGGGCTTTCTTATTTTTAACCCATTGGTTGAATTCACCAACCATCATAGCGCCAAGTTGCTCATACTCGCTGGCTTTGTTTTTATCGTCTACTTGGATACCGCCTGCGCTATACGGCAGATGGTTACGACGATAGTGTTTTGCAGCTATCTGATACAAGTAACCCATTACGCCGTTTAGCAGAATAACTGGGTTGGGAAAGTTAGAAGTATCAAATTTCTGAGGAATAGGAGGTTGAGCTGAATTAAAGTGCTCAACGCAGCGCAGCGTACACTCAACTATTTCTGTGAGGTCAAATTCAAGTTCTGATAGCAAGTAGTTATCTTCTGGCGCACTGTCTCTTAAAAACACTCTTACATCGTTGGGGCTAGGCACGCCTACGTTGCGGTTCTCTAAGCCAAACTCGCCCCTGTCTACGAATAGGTAAAAAGGATAGGTAAATAGTATAGCGCCGTCTATGTCACGAAAGGCCCACTGCCCTCTGTAGATACCGTTTAGAGCTGTGACCTCAGGTTGTAGTCTGCAGCGTATAGTTCCAGAAGGCGCATCCCAGATTACGGCGTCTAGATCGTACGGCAGTTTGCTGTCAGATATATTTACAGCCTCTCTAAGCCTTCCAATAATTGAAGGCTCAAGGGTTCCAGAGCTTGAGCTGTTTGCTGAGCTACTGCTGGCTAGACTGCAATTACTTAAGTTTATAGGCCTGCCTTCTGAATCTCTTAACACCATTTCCATCACAGGACTTACGTTACGAACTGTGTAAACTGACGGAATCTTTGCCAAGATCGGATTATTCTCGACCTTGGTTATTCTTGGTCTAATTATTACTTGTTCTGAACAATCTACACTTGATGGGTCAGGCATAGCTAATCCTCTGTAGAAGTTTGGTTCATCTTATCACAGCTACAGAGCTGTCTGGTAGTTTAAATTAAAAGCCTTAACGTGCAAAAACCCACCCTCTAATTTGAGGGTGGGTTTTGCTTCCCAAGGCTGTCTTATTAGACGGTGTGGGGATCAGTGATAGAGCTGGAGTAGTCACCCCAGCAAGGATCGACATCGTTGACCACGCTGTTTTGCACAGCGAGAATCTTCGTGACATCCAGAGTAGTGTCGTAATAGTGCGGAGTTGGGGTCTGCACAATTACAAGCTTGCCGTTGTTAACGGCATTCTGGAGGGCAGCGCGATGGCGCTTCTTGGTGATGGAAGAGTAAAGAGTGTCAACGCCACCGAAGTAGCTGTACTCTTCACCTGACGCTAGGCGCTTGCCGTGAGGAGGTAGAAAGCCAAAAAAGGCTTCCTTTCCGCTCATGTTACGCACCTTCGTCTGAAGGCAGGTAATTTCAGCCATGTTAACCTCCGTTAGTTAGCCACATGCTGGGCTAGAGCATTGTGGTAAACAGCAAGTGCTGCTTGGACAGATGGATTAGCTGCAAGGTTCTCAGAAGCAGCCTTTACCAGGGCCTCTTCCTGTGCAACTTGTGGATTGCCGAAACCCATGGAACCCATGGCGTTTTCCAAGCTGGACGAAGCAGCGCCGATCAAAGATCCGCGAGCCTGGGCCTGCTTGATTTGCTCTTGTTCCTTGGCAGCTTCCAAGTGACTTGCGATCTTGAGAAGTTCTGCAACTTCCCCTTCGTTCTGGGGAACGATACCGAAGTCGTTTGCCAGCTTTTCGAGGAACACAGGCACGTAAACGTTCTGCATCAGAAAGCCGTGTGCCTGCTCTGGTGTGATCTGCTCTGACATTTAGATACTCCTTGTTAAGTAGGACCAAGGTAGCCGTGTTGCCACGGCTACCTTGAAGTACCTTATCATGCAAAGTCTGCACGGGCCAGAGAGTTGGTGTTGCCGATGGCTCCACCGAGGGTCTCATAGGCAAAGAACTCCAACATGTAAGCCTTGCGCTCGATGTACATGGTGGTGTCTTCGAGCAAGTAGCTCTTGCCCATGAACTTGGGATCAGCAAACAGGTACATCGAGTCGCTGGGGACCAGATCCTGCTTGATGGTGACGATCCAGTTGGCGTTCATGAAGTTCTGCTCGGACCAGCCATTCTTGAAGAGGTCCTGGCTGAAGTCGCCGCCCATTTCTTCACGACCGAACTTCATGATCTCGCGGATCGTGAGGTTGTTCAGAAGAACGGTACCAGTCTCTAGACGAGAGATGGTGCGGGGCAGAATCTTGAAAGCGTCCTGGAGGGTATCACGGGTGATACCGCCGTACAGGGTTTCCCACTGAACGGTGCCAGAGTTGGGGTTAACGGTGTCGGCAGAGCCGCCGAGGCCAGCGTTAACAGCAGCCAAGAACTTGCGGTCTTCTTCAGCCAGCATGTCCTTGATTGAGTTGTCGCTTAGAACCTGACGGATGTCGATGTAATAAGTACGCAGTTCGTCAACGTCCTTCGTGAAACGAGGGGTGACGATACGGTCGAAGCTAACGCGGTAGCGCTGGCCACGAATGTACAGGCTCATCGGCAAGGTAGCGAAGGGAATGCTGACAGCGGCAGGGGAGTCTGGCTCGCGGTCAACAATCTTCACTGGCTTGTCGGTATCAACCTGACGATCAAGATCGTCATTGCTGATCTGGACAGGTGGCAGAATGCGGCGATAGAAGCCTTCTTCACGCATTCTGTAACGGGTGAAGTCATTCACTGCGTCAAGCGCACGCTTCTCCATGCCTGGGGTCTCCAGGTAGGAGATAAAGGTCTCGTTGCGTAGCTTGACATCGTCATTAACGGATGCCATGTTCAAAAACCTCCACGATTACCTTAGGGTTAAAAACTTAGTAGCCAGTCTTGCCAGGCTTGTAGACTGGCCAGAAGGACAACACGTAGTTACGGTCGCTCTGACGCTTGCGCTTTGCACGGCTCACAACGCCAACAACGGCGGTTGGGTTGGTGCTACCGCTTAGCGAGGTAGAGTTTTCCAAGGTGGTAATTCCCTGGTTGGTTAGCTTACCCTTGGTGATGGCTGCGGTGTTGTCAGCCTTCAGGTAATCGTTGGGGTTGTAGGTTTGAGCGGTATCGAACTCGGTGGTTTCGAGTTCGTAAGCGCCCTTAGCCACTAGACCAGTGAGGTTACCGTCTGGTCCGATTGGATACCAGAGGCTACCGCCGCTGTTGGTGACGTCGCTATCTGCGTTGTTTTGCAACAAGAAGATAGGCATCTGGCTGCCAGAGCAGCCAAGACGGAATTCACCGTTTGAGTCTAGATAAACTACGCGACCTGCGAAAGCATAAGCAGCGTAGGTTTCGCTTGCGCTGAGCTTGGCGGTGAAGTCAAGCGCAGCCATGTGGAACCAACCCTTGACAGCGTCTAGGGTGTGATCAAACATCTGAGCCATGGAAAAAACCTCCTGTGTCATTTAGACACAAATAAAATTAACCCTTTAGCCCCAGAACCTCGTCAAACCGCAGATCACTGGCTCGCGCCTGGGAAGTGCGCGCTCCAACGTAAGGAGGATTGGCCGAAGCCTTCTTCTCCTGGACGGCGTGACCAAGCTGACGAGGACGAATCGTACGATTCGTGTCAGCAGTCTTTTCAAGGATTTCCAGTACCTTGACTGGATCCTTTAGCATGGCAGCGCACTTTTCACGATCTTTAGGATCGATGCGCTCATGCGCGATTAGGGCGTCAACAACAGCTGGAATCAGCGCAGCAGCTTTGTGCTGAGCAGCTTCAGCTTGTTTGACCAGCTTTTCAGCTGCGTCAAGGGCAGCAGCGCTGCACTCGACATAGTCAACAACGTCTACAAGATCACTAGCCATTTAAAGGCCTCCTGTTAAGGGTCAACCAACGATTTCGGCAATGCACTTCTTGATTTCGTCGCGAAGCTTGCGCTGTCCAGCGGTCTTTGCGGATGAAATCTGAAACTTGCCACTACGAGCGCGAGCCTTGGCAGCCTTCATCAGACCAAAAATCTGATTGTTGCTGGCTTTAGCGGAAGCCATTTTTGGAGCCTCCATACCAGCCATAGCCGCTTCAGGAGGCATGGCAGCAGCTTCAGGAGCCATGCCCATGTCGCCACCTTCGGCGCTTAGAGCTGCCATGACTTCGTCAGGGCTTACGCCCATTTCAGCCAAAGCACCGAGAAGTTCGTCAATGGAACCAGCGTCGCCAGCTGGAGCGGCTTCGCCGCCCATAGCTGCTAGGTCGCCTTCGGTAGCGCCGATGTCGCCACCAGAAGCCATACCTTCATCGCCTTCTTCCTTTTCGCCCTTCTCTTCGCCTTCTTCCTTCTCGCCTTCTTCTTCAGCAGCCTTTTGAAGCTGTGATGTGAAGGCAGTCAGGTACTGGCCAGTAGCCGTAGCAGCGTCTAGAGCGCTACGAAGCATGTTTTCAGAAGCAACTTTGAAGAAAGCAGCGGTATCTTCTTCAGAAAACTCGCCACTCTGTACGGCTTGGTCGTAGCCGATAGCAGCAGCCTTCTTCTCATCTTCGTGCTTTTCTTCTTCCTTGCTTTCTTCTTTCTTGCCGTGGGTGGTTTCGCCCTTGTTAGAACGCAGTGCGGCAAGATCAGAACCAGTGATCTTGCCGTCCTTAGGGTTTACGTCAAGCTTCTCCTGATTACCGTGGAGTTCAGCTTGCTTAATGATGTTAGAGATCTTGGCGAGTAGGGCGTTAGCCTTCTTCTCGGTAAGACCCTTGAGCTTATTGAAGCCCATGGAGCTGTACTTTTCGCCATCTTCGGTCTTTGCTGGATGGCTGGTACCTGGATCGTCCTTGGTACCCTTGTAGTTGTCTTCGTTGGCTGGGTCTTCACCAGTAGCGGTGGAAGTGATGCCAACGTCTAGCTGCTGATCTTCCTGGGAAGGAGGATTGTCAGTAGCTGAGTCAACGCCGCCAGCTGGTACTTGCTTCTTAACGTCAGCGGTGTTCTCAGCGGAACGAGCGCCTTCGTTAGCATCGCCAGTCTGGTCGTCAACATTCTTTACTGGGTGGCTAGTGTCGCCACCACGGCTTCCAGCTTCGGTGTTAGCCTCAGCCTTCTTTGAAGAGGCAGCTTTAACCTGCTGTACTTCAGCTAGGAAGCTACGCAACTCATCGTACATGCTCGACATGGTTTAAACTCCTTGGAAAAAACAATCGTACAAAACCCTGCCGTGAGGCTGTTGCACTACACCTAAGTTTAATTGTCCAGATAGCAAACTAAGTCTGCAAGACTAATCTTGCAGAATTTAAGCTAGGTAGTTGGAGCGTACGGCATGCTCTTTATACCAGCCAAAATTCGAGTCATTCTTGAGTTCGTTCAAGAAATATAACTGATACGTAGCATAACGTCTAGCTAACTGCTCTGCCTCGTCAGCCGAAGCTGTCTTGATCAGATCATTAGCTCTGCCTCTAAAACTGGCAGTTTTTACACCGCCAGCTTTTACGAACTGAGACATAACTCTTCGTTCAAAGTTGTTTGTGGCTATAGACTTAGCTTCTGCAGTCTTCTTAGCCCAGCTGCTGATATTTTCTGATGGAAAAGCAGCAGAAGGATCACAAACGCTTTCTGCGATGCAGTGCTCAAGGCTGCTGTGTTCAGAAATCATTCTGCTGAACACGCCAGGAAGTTTAGCCTCTATATCGGCTGCGCTGGCTGACTTAAGAACACCATTATCGAATCCAGAAGCAGCTACTACAGCCAGCCAGTCTTTTACGCTCAGGGCAACTTTTTCTCTGGCTAGGGCTCTCCACACCTGCATGTTGGTGAGTACACCAGTAGGTATGTTGGACACGCTGGCAGTCTTATCGTTAAGAATGACCGCGTCTTTCATAGACGTTCCAAATTTTCCGTTTTCTAGATCTGATTCCAGATCGGCTAGCTCATAAGCAATTTTTACAAGCTGAGCTGTTTTTGGATCCATACTGTCAAATCGAAGACTGTAAGGCATCGTTACGCCCATTTCTTCGGCAAGAAGGGCACCACCAACAGGCTGATTAGACGCAGCTTTAAGATGACCAAAGACATAAGCTATGCGGTCAGCTGGACGATACACGTCGCTAATGTCGAACCATCTGGGTTCTGGATTATCAACATGCAGCACATGTCCGTCTTCAGCAACCTTGGTTAGGTTGTCCATGCAACCGCCGTACTTACATGTTCTGTCTGTGCAGTACTGCGCACGGCTGGGAGCTTTGTTTCCACAGCCAGAGCATACGTCGTAAGGAACGGAACAGGCCATGCTTACAGCTAGCTCTTTGTTGTTAGCCAGCTTTTCCATTTCTTTGTCAGCTACCAGACCGCCGTTACGGTCTGCAGCTTCTTTTGTAGCGTTTAGAGCTACCAGCAATTCAACGCGCTTCATCGCCTCGTTGAACGCCGACATCTTGATAACGCCATAACTTTTCGCTTGATCTTTATTTTGGTGGTTGCGGTACCAGCGCGCGTGCTTGACGAACGTAGGATGGTACTTGCGACAAGTCGCAGACTTGAAGCCATCTCCGTTACGGTTTGGGCCATAGGCCTCCGTAGATCCAATAGCAATAAGATGCACGAGCTGCTCACCTGGCGCGACGTGGACATCGCGAAGTTTATCAGCGAATTCATGGCCTGCTCTTTTTACGAATGAGCGAAGGTCGTCTCCGCGTAGACCTTTATTAGACACCTTGACCATTTCGGTCTGTGCTATATCAAGGTTCTGCGCGCCAGGGGTGATGATCTTTATCATTCGTCACCTTTACTGTGGGAAGTCTGTGTTTAGCTGATCGATTATCTGATTGGCTCGCTGGTTGGATACGCCACCAGCAAAGCGCCTTAGGACAGGCACATAGCTAGCCCATCCAGGAGTGGTTTCCTTACTTAAATCTTTTAGTTTAGCCAGCAGCTGTGGGTTGTCTGCGCCAAGCCCTCTGTCTCGCATGCTTTGAATTACTGGATTAAGCTCTGCAGACGTCTGTCCAGGGGTTTTGCCAGAGAACATAGCGTCAGCTGTTCCAGCGGCTAAACCAGTAAGCCCACCTACTCGCTTACTAAGTCGGTTTGGCACGTATTTAAATAGACTAGCTGCGGTAGGTCCTGTGAACCTAGCCAGCAATCTGTCCCTTAAACCTTTTCCGCCAGGAGTGCCGATACCTAAGGCTTTGTCGGCTAGAAGACTAGCCCCTACGCCAGCAGCCCCAGTACCTGCTAAATGGGCTGCGCCGCCATAAGAACGGTTGGCTAATCCAGTAGCATTCACTCTGTCTCGCAGCTCAGCCATGGCTTTGCTGTCGCCAGAAGGTCTGCCAGTAATCTGCTCTATGGCTTTAGGGTCCATGACTAAAGTTCCAGCAGCGCCTAGACCAGCGCCGCCAAGAGCCCCTAACAAACCATGCGAAAGCATATTCTTAAATTTTTTCTTTTTCGAAAACAATCCACTTAGTGCGCCTGCGCCTAAACCTATACCTCCCCCCAAGATCGCATTCTGCGCAAGGCTTGGAAGAGCATTGTAGGAAGATTTCAAGTCAGCGTAATGTTTTTCAGCTGTGTCTTTAAGACTTTTAGCCCATTCAGGGTACTCGCCAGCCTTGATGACTCCACCAAGGCTACGAGAAACAACAGCCTTCTGAGCCAAATCTTTAGAAATGTCAGATAGTTGCATGATTATTTCCCTTACAGGCCTTTACGACGATATGGGTCAATGTCACGTTCTTTGATTTTGTTTTCCATGTCTAGAAGCTGGCTTACTTCAAATGGGTCAATAGCGCTTTGACCGCCAGCCAGTCTTTTACGTAGAACAGCTCTTACAATGCCTTCTTGCCCAGAAGCTCTGGGAGCAATTTGGCTGATCTCGTTGTAATGATGAATTACTTCTTCTGGATCGTACGAGCTGATGATCTCGTCGTTTGCCATAAGATCCGTAAGCAAAGCAGAAGTCTGCATATTACGCAGCTTTGCGGTATGCCCTGGATCTTGCAAGGCCTTCATAGCTTTGTTTTCAGCCACTTCTTTATCGAAAGTGGTCATTCCAGCTATGTCTTTAAAAATACCTTTAGAAGCTTCGTCTCTAGCCTTGGTCATTTCGCTAAGAGGGTTTAAAAAGCTTCTTTTTTCAACAGACTCCAGAACCCCATATGTTACTTGGGGGTTCTGGGCTTCGCCAAAAGGGAGGATCAGTTTCTCCATTTCAGCTTTAGTCTTTTTTTCAAAATCTTCAAACGAGGCTTTTTTCTCAAGATACTTGGCTGCTACATCCATGCAGTTGCGAACCAAGTTGTAAGGCTCTTGTTGAAAATTAACCAGAGAAAAGTACTCTCTGTCGGAGCTGGCTTGTTTAGCTAATTGTCTGTTCTTAGATTCAAGAATGTTGAACAACATGGAGGCCTGTTTGCCGAAAGTCCTCACCATATTATTCTTAACGCTAAGAAAAGGCTCACAGCCTGGCCTCTTAAAATACTCGGCAAGTTTGGTGATAGATTCCAGAAGAGTGTCGTGTAGGTTTGATACCTCGCCTCTTCTATTTTCTATTTCACGCTGCCTGTCTTTCATACCTGCATGAGCTTTCTTCATTACGCTCATGGGATCTACAGGCAGAGGAGCTACTTCTGTAACTACTTTGCCAGACTTGGTTTGCAAAGGAGGCAGAGTTTGATTAAACGTAGCTTTCTTTACCAGATCGCGGTGCCATACTGGAGGCAGACCGTATTCTGGAGAAACAACGCTTTCTGTTCTAGCTTCTGCAGCTGTCTTAACAGAGTCTGGATACATTTCTTTGAGAATGCTCTCAGCGTCTGCCAGATCAAACTCTGCAGCTTTTTCAAACACGTCATCGCAAACTTTTCGCTGAGTTTCGGTTCGCCCTGTGTTGAAAGCACTAACCATTAGGTTAATGTGCCCAGCAGGGATACCCTCAGCTGATGCGATTTTGACAATAGCGTCGTTTGGATTAACGCCATCAGCTACCAACTCAGCTACTTTTTCAAGGGCAGCTGTAAGGCGTTGCTCTGCTTGCTTGTTCAGTTTATTAATTGCCATTTGCCATAAACCCCCTATTCGTCTGTAGTCTGTTCTGGTTCTGGCAGGGTATACCCTTCAAAGTCATTTTGAACTGTTTGGCCTGTTGCGGCTAGTAGCATTTCACTAGCCCTTAATTCTACTGGTTGGCTATCTACATCTTTCATAAGAGGAAGAGTTCGATGCTTCATCGTACCAGAACCAGTAGACCAATACAAACTGTTAAACACCTTACCCAACCCTGCTGTAATTACTTCTATACCACCACCAGCAGCGGAATCTTTTTCTATCTGTCGATAAGTTTGCTCGACTGTCATAGCGCTTACAGCAGTAAAGTTATTAATCGGGTTAATTACCATGGCTTTAGAAGCATTCATATTAGCTTGAACAGGTAGAGCCGAAGCCAACAAGCCGTTTGCCTCGTCTTCCGACTCAGCGTGTTGCTTTTTGATACCTATTCTTCTAATAACCATGTCTAACATCACAGGACCGCCAAAATAACCGTACATCTTCCAAAGAAGATCAAAGTCTCTTTCAGTCAGCCCCACGTGAATAGACCTACCCACCACACTGTGAATAATCCAGCTAACGTTCTCCAATCTGTCACTAACGTTAAAAAATATCTTCTCGTATGTGTTTATTGTTTCTATGTCCAAGCTCATTTTTTGAGCTATGCTGCTGTAGCTTTCTCTTGCTAACAGTCGTGCTTCTAATTCCCACCTGTGGCTGTTTTTTGAATTATCACTATAAAAAGTATGAGCGTCGAATATGTGTTCGTTTTGCTCACATAATTCGACGCTGTCCATTTCGTCTTCTACTTCATCTAATTTTTCAGCAAAACAATATGCCTCAAATAGATGAGCGTCTATTTTAAACCTAGACAGCCTAGACCCAAGTCTTCTGTACGCTTTTACTTTGAGCCAGCGCCAATCGACTGGTCTAAACGGGCTTTTAGGTCTGAGATGGACTAACTGCATACTCACCCGACGTCAGTGTCGCCACCAATAAGCACATCCCAAGTAGAATCGCCAGATCCTTCTGGTGTAATTTGAATGTATATCTTTCTAACAGGGTTGGTGTAGGTGCCGTCCTGGTTACGGAACGAACGACCTACGCTGTCAGAAATTTTGAGAAGAGTTCCAGCTGTACCAGACTGCTCTTCAAAAACAACATACATTTCTGGCGAAGACACGCACTTCAAAGGGCCTGAGCCGTCTACATCACCGATAGATGATGACGGCTCTCCACAGCCTTTGATTGAGTTGTAAACTGTGACCTTGAAATTAACCAAGGTTCCGCCAGTCTGCTGAATTAGAAGACGCTTGATATGGGCTTCTGGAGGAAAGCCGATTTCCCAGCAGTTAGCCTGGCCTTTGGTGGCATGCAGACTGCACAGTCTTCTTTCATAGATACGCATTGGTGTCTCCTATTAGTCAGCTGTGTCGCTGAGGTCACCGCTGAAGCCTTCTTCTGGGAATGGCTCAACAGTCTTCTGCTTAAGGAACAGTACAACGTCGCCCACAGCTTCAAAAGCGTTTCTCAGAGACTCTTCCAGTTCTGGCATGTCGCGCTTGCCGTAGCGCTCTTGCATTTCATCTCCGTGCCAGTAGAAGCTGAACAGAATTCTACCAAGCCTGTCTACGCCTTTCATCAAGTCGCCAAGATACTTGTCCACGACAGAGTCACTACGAACGTTCTTTAGTAGTGAGCCGATCATGGTAGTGTCAAATACTTCCTTCTGGCCAGACTGTGCAGCTTGGTAGCCAAGAGCCATAGTCCTTGGGTCAGGCAACCGAGGGTCATAGATCTGCTCGTTACCTACCAAGTTAGCCGAAGTTGGAAGAACTGGCAGAGCTTCTTGCTGTGGGTAGATGGACTGAACGCTACCAAGCATGGTCTGCTCAAGACCAGAAGGAGGCGATGGGAAAGGAGGAGAGCCAGTGATTGACTGCATGGTCTGGTCGATTGGATCGCCAGGAGCAGCTTGCTTGGCAAACTCTACTACATATTCAGGGAAGGCCACGCGGTAGTTGACTACCTTCTTGGCCTCTGCGTTGGCGATTACAGCCTTGGCCTGCTTCTCACGCAGCATGAAGTTCTGAATCAGATGGGTCAGAGCGGCAATCTTGTCCATAGCCTTGCCGTTAATGCTGACTTCTGAGCCAGTATGGCGAACTTCCAAGCTGGAAGTCTTCTCAAAAATAGCCTTGTGTAGGTCTAGCTTGTTGCCATACTCCACAGCTGGCTTTTCGCTACGGTCGCCATGACCTTCGTAGTCCTTGGCTAGCTCGATTACCTTCATGCCCTTTGGCACATAAAACTCACCATGAAGGTTACGCATGCGCCCACCTTCTTTATTGGTGAAGTGCATAATGTCGGAGCAGCCGCAGCCGTAGCCTTCGCAGTCTACGCCATAACCCCAGTAAGTTTCCTTGTTACGATCTTCCAACTTAGGCAGGTGAGCTGGACGGTCTGCTGAGGACCAGTCCTTGAACTCTACCTTGAAGCTGGTTGAGGCGTCGTCTTCCTGAATCTTCTCTTTAACAAGGAAAGGAGTGGTTCCTTCCTTGCCAGGAGCGATAAGGATATACAGACCACCTTCTTTCATGGCGCTTGGTTCAGCGTCCTTGAGGCTGTCAAACAGCTCTTTGTATTCGTCCTTGTCTACGGCTTTTTCTCTGGTGACTAGGTTACCAGGATGGATGTTAGTCCATTTCTTCTGGGAATCGTCTAGGTCGATAACAGTGGCAAAGTTTTTTGTGCCCTTGTTACCAACTGGTCCGTTGATTACCAGAGACTTGCAGAACGAACTGGGACGACAGAGTACGTCGTATATTCCAGTTTCTGTAGGACTTACTAGCTTAAGAGGCGTTTGGACCTCGTAAGCTATTGCGGTCTCTGGCCTTTCGTCGCGAACAGATATTCCGTCTGTAAGCAGCTCTTCTTTTTCTTTATCGGTTGGCTCAAAGCCAATACCACGCTGAGCCACAGTCTTAACGGTAAGAACGGCTACAGCTGCAGCCTTCTCACGCATGACTTTCTTTTCAACGTTGCCGTTGTAGGCTTCCATTACGCCCTTAGCGCGCTTTGGTGATTCGTCTTCTTCCTCTTCTCTATTTACTTGCTTCTGCTTTAGCCACTTAGGAGCCTTAGCTTCCTTTTGAGCAGCTTCAGCCATAGCTTGCTTGATGGTGTTCAGGTCGTAGAACTTGGAAATGGCTTCCCCGATAGCTGGGAACTGCTCAATACCCTTAAGCAGGCTGTGGACTACTTCCATACCAGCTTCTTTGAGGAAGTTAGGAAGAGTCAGGCCTTCTTCTGCTAGTGGGTTGCTAAGAGCGCAATAAGCAAAGGCAGCTTCGCCAGCTTCCATACCAGTAGCTGATGCAAACTTGGCTGGAGGACGAGAGAAGGCCTGCAGGTCTGGAGACAGCACACCCAGACGCTGAAGGTTACGGTCAGTCTTGTCGCCCATTACGTTGGGACGACGCTGAAGGATGTAGTTCAGCCAGTTCTCTTTGAGAGGAACGAACTGATCCTGGTCTTTTAGATACAGAAGCTCTGTACCCTTCATGTCGCCATTAAGGAAAAAGACAGGAGCATACAGCCACTGTCCACCAACCTTAAACCCAAAGATACCAATAGCTTTGGTGTTGTCTTCGTTACGATCCATCAGCTGGAAACCGACCTCATAGTCCAGCAGTGATGGAGCTTTGTCTTTAACAAAGGCGTGAGCCAAGTTAGAGAAAGCTTGTTCAAACTGAGTGTCGTTACCGTCGCCGCCTAGAGTAGCCTTTTTCTCGAAGATGGAAATACCATCATTCATCAAGGAACGGCACTCGTTTAGATGGCGTTGTGTTTCTTTTGAAAGGGGCATAGCCGCACCTCAGATTAGTTGTTCCTATTTAAAACTCTATCGCTAATCAAAAATTGTGTCTATACCGCAGCCTTAACCTACTTTAGCGTTAGCAGTGCTATTAGCAGGTGGTTGTATAGCAGGTGTTGGCGTATTAGGCTGTATAGGCGCGTTAGTAGGAGCTGGAGTAGCTTGAGGAGCTACTTGCCCAGGCCCTGCAGGCTGAGCTGGCGGTTTAGCTTGCTGGTTGTAGTTACCGAATCCTCCAGCAGTTAACGTCTGAAGGTTTTCACCACCTCTAAACATATCAAGCATTCCAGCCATACCTGGAATGCCTGCTACAGCACCCACACCTTTGAACAAAGGAGCTGCCATGCCCATGTAAGGCATCATGGACTTCATGTCCATGCCCTTAAACATGCCAGACCCTTGGTCGTACAAGTACTTTATTATGGACATCAGATCGAACTCTGATGTCTTAACAAAGTTAGCAGCTGCTTCCTTTGCTAGTCTGTCTATTAACTGCTTGTCCATGGTTACTTCTTTGACTCTTTCTTTTTTGTTTCAGTTTCGCCAGCTGGCTTGCAGCTGTCTTCGCTGTATGGCTTCTTACCAGGAACTGGAACATAGCCTTTCCAGCAGCGAGCTTCTTTAAGTACGTTAGCCAATTTCTCAGAAGCGCTTCCGCATTTCCATTTGCGTAGAGCCTTGTTGATGCGGCTATCTGGATCGTTAGCGGTCTCCTCCGAAGTCAGCTTGGCCTTCATGCCTTTCATACGAGCGCAGAAGCTGTCTTTACGAGGACCGCCTTCAGGCTGAGGGCGCTTGATGTCGTGGCCTTGAGCTTTCAGGCTGGCTCTGCCCTTGTCGTTCAAGCCGCCAGACTCACTCTTGCCTTCAGAAGTCTGCCAGGCTGGAGCTGCTGTCTTCTCAGACTCTTCAGTTACCTTCTTCCAGTTCTTAGCGTCTGGGTAGTCCTTGTCTCCAGGCTTGGCTGGGGATTCTCCCCTTTGCCTTTTAGCATGAATATTTGCCCACAGCCCTGGCTTAGCAGCTGCGGCCTTTTCCTTTTTATCCTTAGTATCCTTTTTGGTTTCTTCTTTAGCCGTTTCCTCTTCTTCGGTAAACAGCTCTGGATAACTAGCGCGAATAGCGTCTTCTTTGGTGCGTCCTCGTAGCTTGTCATAGATTACTTCTGGCAATCCTCTAGGAAAGCTTCTAGTAATTCCTGTTCTGCGAGGATGGTTCCATCTAAAGCCCAGATAGGGGTTTACGCCAATTTCTGATCCAGGATCAGCGTTCACTCCTATTTGAAAACCTTTGTTAGGGCCTCCGATGTCTAGGCCTCCAATAGGAATAGGTAGAACGCCTAGCAGGTTTGTATACCCAAGCTCGCCACCCACACCTAGGCCTTTGGGATGTAGACCCAAGCTGCCGCCGCCCCAAGCAAGAAAAGCTTTTTTATCAGCAGCAGTCTTATCGCTAATTAGGGGTAGAGACTTCTTCAGGTCGCCTGAAGTAAGGATGCCGTAGTCTCTAAGCAGGTTAGCTGTAGCGAGAAGCTTCTTGTTTTTTTCTCTGGCAGACAGACCGCCTATAGCTGCGCCAGCGCCACCGCCAGCCAGAGCGCTGGTAGCGATGGTAGCTGGAGATCCTCCAGTTAGGTAGCTAAGAAGTCCCATTGGTACAGCACCAGCGAGGCCGTAGCCGATGGCTCGTCCTTTAGGGCTGGCTTTTACTTTGGCAAGATTTAACTTGCCAGCTGGGTCTTCGTCGGATTTGCTAGCTATTTCGGAAGCTAGGTTCTCAAAGCCACCCCTGTCTACGCCGTACATTTTCAAATCTTCGTTGGTAGGTCTGGCAATAGCTCTAGCCTGCATAAGCATGTTTAGAGCGTGCCCCATAAGAGCACCTCTGCCACCTTGGGAAATGTCAGCCATAGAAGACAGATTCAAGTTGCGAGCTTGCTTTTGAGACGCAGCCTTACGAATTTTTGGCTTTTCTTGGCTGTCTGATTCTTCTTTGGCTTTTCTTTCTGCTTCTTGGTCTTCGAGCTCTTGACCCTTACCAGCTGCCATGCCCAAGACTTTACCAGCCACCAAGCCAGGAAGCGGCATTCCCATGGTCAGACCGCCAAGATAGCTGCCGAAACCTGCTGGTAGCACTTCCCAACGTCTCTTAACTCGTTCCTTGTATTCTGGCGAGTCTTTGCCTAGAACTTCTTCAAGTGCTCTGTGACTTAGCTGGTTAGCCCTGGCTTCCTGTAAAAGCATAGACACTGGATTAAGCCCGTAGCTTACGGAATACAAATCGTGAGCTAAGCCTTTGGCTTGCCTTTTCAAAAACCCATCATCTTTAGAGCCTGGCCTTATGCCGTACAGCCTGTTGTGGTCCAAAGCGTGGCCTAGTTCGTGCTGTAGGATAGCGTGTTCGTTTGCGTATTCGCTGATAGTATCGGTAACTGGGTTGTAGTGAGAACCTCTAACCAACGGAGTAGTCAACGACGCTGCAAGAACACCAGGAGCGCCTAGCAGTTTAGAAATTAAACCTGTTTTCTTATTGTGAAAAGTTCTACCACCAACTCTCTTGTACCAAGGGTCGTTTTCGCCTCTGTTCTTCTTCCAAATCAAATCATCAATTAAATTGGTACCGCCTAACCTGACTACGGTGTCAGAAAGAGCTTCTGGATCATACTTAGCTATAGTTTCTGCTTCTTCTTTGTTTTTATTGAATTTTTCTTCATCTTTCCAGAAAATGCCTTTTCTAGAAGGGTCTACATAAGTGTTCTTTGAAAGAAGAAGGTTAGGCAAAGACCCAGGATTAACACGACCAACTGTGCTGGCTACCAATCTGCTAATTGGGCCGCCTTCTTCTACATACAAAGCTTTTTTCTGCAACTCAGCTGCCTTTTTACCCATGAATCCAGCGATAGTGTTGTATACAGGATCGATACCGCCAGCGGCTGCGCCCAGACCACCACCGAGTAGACCGCCAGTTAGAGCGCTTGAGAGCAGCCCACGCTTCTTTTTCTTGTTGCCTTCTTCGTCTTCGTCACTACCGAACATGCTGCTAAGAGCACCAATGCCTGCTCCACCTAGCATGCCAATACCCGCGCCGCCCAGTGCTCTAAGGGCGCGCAATCTGTTTTCTCTGCTTAGATTGTTAGTCATGAAGTTAGTAGCTGCTTGTGGGAGCATACCAGCTACAGTGCCTTCAAAGCTGTCTAACTTCAAAGGACGTGCGTCAATGGCTTTGGCTTTGTCAGCAATGCTTTTACCGAAACCCTTAATGTTGTCAAGCAAGCCTTGAGTTACTTGTGGCCCTAACTTGCTTGCGTTATTCGCAATGTTAGTGCCAGTCTGCACAGCTTTAGTAATGGCTGGGATGCCTAGGCTAACGGCTGCTGGAAACAAAGCTTGCTTGTCGTTCATGGTTAAACTCCAAATGTATTCCTATATCTTAGCAGTGAGTTAAACTATCTATCAATTGTTAATCAAAGAACGCCAGTGCTCTCGTTAGGCTTAGCTATTTCTTTAGGGTCAAAGCCTTTTATTTTTCCGCTTTGACCGAAACCTACAGACTTGGCTAGAGAAGGTACAAAAGATGTACCAGACTCATCAGCTATGCCTCCAGCCCACACGCTTTTTAGCGTGCCCTTCTGTAGATTGGACCCCAACATTCTTGTCATCCAATCTGGATCATACTGCAAATTGTCCAAACCTCGCAAGAAGTGAGGCTCAAATGGAGGAGGCTCTTGGTGAGCTGTAACCTCCTTAATGCCAAACTCATCTAGTTCCTTGATTACTGACGGCGTAAGCCTGGTACCTACGCTGTAGTGAAGAGTAGGTCGTTCTAGGTATCGGTTACGAAGATTCTTGGGTGCGCCAACTTGATAACCGTCTCTAGGCTTCCAGCTGCGCTCAAACATGTCATAAGGAATCACATCTTCTGGCATGTTCTCCCCAACTTCGTCAGTAAGACGAATATGGTTGATAAGCCCTCTGGAGAGAACTTCTATATTACGTCTGTTAGCTCCAAGCCCAGCATCTTGCATGGACTTCCTGAAAGCATTAACAAACTGCCTTCGGCCTTCGCCTAGTCCTTTGTGTCTTACGAACTCCGCTGGGTTTGGTACACCGTCAGTCAATATGTCCCCAGCTTCTACCTCATCTCCAACTTTGTAATTTATTGCAGCGTCAGGGTTTACGTAATGCTGCATGCCTTTGATAGTTAAAAAATAGCCGCCTGTTGGAGCTGGCTTGATCTCGTCAATCTTGCCGTCTGCCTGAGCGTGGGTAGCCCAGTACGGAGATTGCTTTGGAGATTGAATTAGCTGGTTAAGGACTTTAAACCCAGAGATGGACTTACCACCAGCCACGCCACCTGAGTGTTTGGAAGATAGAGTGCCTTGGCTGATAGGCTCGCCTAGCGCTTGCGCTGCAGCGATGCCAACAAAGTCGCCAGTCCCAGGAAGGCCGCCACGTTCACGTATTCCCACATCTCTCGCATACAGCCCACCGTCTGGTGATCCCATAGCTACAGGACTTCTGACAGCTATTCTCTTAACGCCAAGGTCTTGAATAGCCTTCATTACCTTGGGAGTAAGAACTGTATTTCTTTTATAGGGACCCACTGGAATAGCTAAAAGAGCGCCTTCGTTATCTGGGTCGTCTACGTCTACTGGCATGCCTCTGGTAGCCGCGTACTCGTCATCTTCAGCGTCCCTGCCTGTGACGATTAGTCTGTGGCCTAGCTGGTTAAGTTGTTTGGAGAAAAACCCAGAGTGCTGTACAGCAAACTTGGTATCTACCACACCCTTACGAGCGCCGAAGCTGCCAGCAAAGTACTCAGCTGGAGTAAGCCCAGAGCTAAACGAGTTAAGCACTGGAATAGGAATGGCTCTATCACGGTGATCGGTGTAGAGCAGGTCACCGCCACGTAGAGACTTGAGGTTACCAGGTTTACCTCTAGAGCCTGACAATACCTGAAGAGCCAAGGGGTTCTGCTCAGCCTTGGACTCTTCCATAATGTCTTTTTCTAGCTTTGACTGGTAGCCGAGCACAGTCTCGATAATTTTGTCGTTTTTAGCCTTATCGTCAAGAAGTGGGTTGCGCTGAATGTCTCGAACTTTAGCTTTTATTTCTAAATTAGCTTTCTTAGCTGACACAGCTGTGCTGAGAGAGTCCAAACCAAACGAGAAGCCACCAGTTGTATAGGCTACATCTCTGCCTACATCAAACATTTTCTTTAGAACTGGTCTGTAGTTGTCTGGATCGTTCTCTGCTATGTCCTGAAGAATTTTCTGTACGGTCTTACCGTCCATAACGCGATTGTAATCGCGGTACTTCTCTGGAAGCGCCTCGTTTACAAGGAGTTGTCCTATGGTGGCTTTAACTGGCATATCTGTGTACCCGCGTGTAGTATTTAAGCCAGAGCTTGAGCAGCTTCTTTTTTACTTATTATGCCAAGAGCAACCATAGCCTGAACACCAGCAATTGTTCTTGGATCTGTTAGAACAATCTCGTCAGCTGCCAACATCTTGTCATACCACAATTTAACTAAGTCGTTTGATTTGGTGGCTGTAACTACTTTTAGTTGAGTTTCTTGGCTAAACCTTTCCATAAACTGCAGTGAAGACAGCTTCTCTACCCCACTAGACGGTGGGGCAGGAAAGTCTAGACCTAGCAAGTCTATTTGCGCTTCGCACTCTTCTTCGGTAGCAGCTTCAAAAATGCTATGTATCGATTCAGTCAACCCTTCTGACTCAAATAGTGATATAACAGTGCTGCCGTCGTGAACAAGACGCCAACTTTTTGCTGGACCAACTACAGGCATCGCTAATACTCCGTACTAGTTGTGCGTTACAGTACAGCCTCTTGCCACCAGCGTCGCCTTGGCAGCAAGACCTGTGGCTGAAGGGGTAGCGCTTGTACCACCAGATAGGTTAACCGTTCTGCTGCTATAGGCAGGGTATGGAGCGTTGTTAGTTCCATCCATATAAGCCAACGCTACGAGAATGCCATCGACAGAAGCTTGGTTAAGCGCAGCTCCTGTGCATATAAAATTACCGCCATAATTCATTGGAGTTTGTTTAACTGTAAAAGTCGTCAGGGCAGCGCAGTTTGTTACATTGAAAGAAATGCTATTAGACGCGCCAGCAAATTCTAAGTTAGGCAGGTTTATAGTTGTCAACATAGGTGAGTTTGTTACAGCGAACTGGCCTCCGTCAGTAGTGTAGCCAGTTGGAGTAGTTGAAGAATTGTTTGCCCAAGTAGGCTTCACCAGACCCCATTTTGTAAAGCTAGGTAAGCTTATAGTGGTTAAAACATTAAACGTTATTGGACTGTTCTGCCCTGCGCCAAAAGGCGAATTAAGTGTTTTTTTCAATAATGGAAAATTCATAGAAGTGAGGTAAGGCGCACTTGCCCAAAACCCTGTTGTGTAGTTAGCAATGCTGCCAGTGTACAGCAACTTAGGAAAGTTTAGAGTTTGAGCATAGACATGGTTAAGAATCATACCTCCAAAATTATGTAAAAGCTCAGGAAAAGAAATGCTTACAAGAGAAGAAGACGCGCCGAGGTAAATTGAATCTGCTGCTTTTAACTTAGGAAAATTAACAGTAGTTAAAGACGGAAATAGATCCGCTGTGCCTGCAAAATTGGTAATTTGAATTTCGCCTAATTCGGCTTCTGGTGCTGAAACCGACTGCACTACAGAATACGTGTTATACAAGTATACTTTGCAAAATTTTGCTTTTGGAATACTTATGTTTTGAATAAATTTTCCAGTATTATTACCAGTTCCAGCGTATAAAAATACTTCCTCGGCTTCTGGAATACTTATTGACGCAAGCCTAGGACAGTTATTGTTGTTTAGATATATTTTTTTGGCGTTTGGAAAAGAAAGAGATGTTAGGTTATAAAATTCATAAAAATTTCCTGAAAATTGGTCTAATAGCCAAGTAATGCTTGTAGTATTTGAAGTTTGATCGTGATCTGGTTGTGCTTGAAAAGTAACATTTCCGCCAATTTTTCCGTTAAGACTATTTTGCTGTAATTGTTGAAGCCCGTACAAAGGCTGATTCCAACCGCTATATGAAAGCTGCCCATTGTAATAGCATCTGAATAATTCTATGTTTGGATTAGTTATGGCTGGAGTGATTTGAAAAGCTCCAGAGCTGCCAAAACTAGATACTCCGTTACTTATAACCTCAGCAATAGACGCTTTACCAGCCACGCCAGTCGTAGCGTCGTTTACTATCAAGGTGTCTTGAGGTACAGGCGTTTTAGTTGTCAGCTGAGATCCAGTGTTTAGTATTTGAGCTGCCGTGCTTTTGCCAGTCTGCCCATTAAACGGATCAGCCACTGCCAACACATCTGTAGATGATGGTGTTCTGGGAGCCAACTCATTAATTGGTTTTACTGCCACGGCACAATCCTCAGATTGTTATTTCTTTGACTTCATTGCGTTGTTCTATGCCGAACTGCTTGAGAAGTCTTTTAAATTCTTCGTTCTCACCAGGCTTAGCTTTATAGACAGCTATGGTGTTGTTGTCGTATTCAATAGCCAAAAGAATAGGCTGGCCAAAGTTATCCTTTATGACCAGCCTATTCGCTTCTACTGATACTGAGTTGAACAAGCCATTGTTAAACTCAAGTTTCACGTTTACCTCTTTCTGCTTAGAGCATTCAGCATGTGACGAGCAGCTTCTGCCTTCTCTGACAAGCTAGCCTGTTTTCCACCAATCGGCTCAATTGGCTTGATTGGAGAAATGCCAGAGATGTCAGAAGCTGTAGGAGGAGCTTCTTGCTTGCCTTCTCCACCTTCAGCGCCTTCTTCAGGAGCTGCTGGCTTGTCAAGAATGTTGTAAGGAAGGCTTAGGCCCAGACTTTCGTACAGATTGATAAGCAGCTTCTGCTGCCTTTCCATGTACTCAAGCAACTGAGCTGGGTCCACCTTGGCAGAGCCTTTGCTCTTAGGCTTGCCACCGTTCTCACCACCGCCAGTCATAGCCTTCTGGATTTCTTCCTGAATCAGCTGCTTGATCATAGCTGGATCAGTGCCAGAAGGAGGAGCTGGGGGTGCGCCACCCATAAGGGATGGGTCCATGGGAGGCATGGGAGGCGCACCACCCATAGCGGCTGGATCCATTGGAGGAGCCCCACCCATCATTGCTGGGTCCATGGGAGGAGCGCCGCCCAGCATAGCTGGATCCATAGGAGGAGCGCCGCCTGGAGACATTCCACCCATAGCTGCTGGATCCATGGGAGGCGCACCACCTGCTGGAGGAGCGCCACCGCCTGGAGGAACAAAAGCTTGCTTGGAGGCCAGAGCTTGCTTTACGTTCCTAATCAGAATTGAGTTAAGAGGCATGTGTTTCACCCTTCTTAGTAGTTGCGACCGCCTGAAGTCCTAGCTGGAGGCACAGCCAAAGAACCAGCGTTACTTGGAATTACCGCATTAGTGACATTTTTCAAAACGTTAACAGGCGGCGCTGCTGGTCTGCCAGGAGCATTACGATTGTAGCTAAAACCGCCTGCGCCCATGCCGCCAGTCGCTTGGCCTACTGCTTTTGCTATAGGTGAGTTTATAGCGTCAAGAGTAACACGCTTACCTTGGTCGGCTGCGTTACCTGCTGTAAAAGCAGCAGCGTCGTAGGCATTGCTAGCGGCATTTTGAATACCCACTCCAACGTTGCCAGCAGCGTTTACTACGTTATTGGCAGCGTTAGAAACTAGGTTTCTAGGGTTGATTGAATAAGGGTCAGTGTTTGACCCAAAGCTAGGACCAACGCTGCCTGCAGTAAGCGGCACAGTGCCTTCTGTCAGCGATCTAAACTGAGGAGCTGGTCTGAATGGAATACCTCTGTCGTAAGGCTTGGGGGTTGGCGCTGAGGGAGCTGCTTTAGGGGTTTGCGCAGCTGCCATCTGAGCGCGAATATTTCTAGCTTCTTCAATAGCCTTGTCCATTGGAGAAGGGCCTTGAGGAATTTTTGCTCTAGAAGCAGCCATCTGCTGTTCTTGATGCTGCCTATAGGCCGTAGGACTAACTGGTTGAGTAGCTGGAGCTGCAGGGGCTACGCGCTGTCCAGGTTTAATGCCTAGCGACCCAGCGTCTCCACCAGCTACATAAGCAGAAGCTGCGTTTTGGTCTGGGGCGTAGAACACTTCGCCAGTCTGAGAGTGGCGGAAGCGCTGCATGCCTGCTGGAGCTGGCTGATACATAGCTCTGCTGGCTGCAGTATCTTCAGAAGGCAAAGGACCTTGGTCATATGGACTTGAAGGAGCCTGGACTGGAGCCTGCGCTGGAGCTTGAGCTGGAGCAGCGGCTCTTTGTTGATTAGCGTAATAAGCCTGCCTTCTACCAGGAAGAATAGGCACACCTCTTGGACTTATAATCCCAAAAGGACCAGCCAACTTTATTAAGCCTATCTCTGTGCCTGCTCTCTTAGCGTTAAGACAAGCTTGTTTTACATGACCAATTAGCTTTTTGTCGATTGCCATCGTAGTCTCCTGTGTAAGGCGTGAATACATTATTGCTCAGAAGTACCTAGCTGTCTATAACGCTTGATGCTAGTAGTTTCTGCCACCGCCTACTGGCTTGGCTGTAGAAACAGCAGGCAAATTAGGAGTTACAGGCTTGGGAGCAGACTGCTGAACAGGAGCAGCTGGCTTAGCTGCGTTAACGTCAGTTCTGCTAAACCTTCTGTCCAACATAGGTGCGCCTGCGTCCATATGGGAAGCTGGGCTGTATGGGATGTTAGGTTTGGTAGCAGGCTTGTTTGGGTCTACCCGTGGGTAGAAGCCTCCGTATCCTCTGTCAGCGTATGGAAACGCTTTTAAAGAATTAGCCGCTGTTTGCCCTAAGGTCGTTGGTAGTGAGTTTGTTACTACAGGCTTAGAGGGCGTAGCGTAACCCATTACTGCTCTTAATGGCAAAGACGAGGCCCAGGCTGTAGGGCCGTAACCCCATCTTCCTTCAGAATTTCGCAATTTTTCAATATTGTCTCTATAGTTTTTAAACTTGCTATGCGCTTCTTCATAGGTAACGTTGGGGTTTTTTCTCATATAATGAGTTGCTGCGTCTATTCCACTAATATATAACTTTTGACCTATTGCGTTGTTTACTTCTTTCAAGGTTTGTGGAATTTCTTGTAACTTTTTCTTAAAAGGGTAAAAAGTATTATTGTACCATTCGTTGTCTCTCATCATATTAGTAGCATTACGCCAGTCTGTGCCTCTAGGAGCATCCCCAGTTTGGTATTCGTAATAGCGTTCTGCTAGGTCTTGTGGGTCAATAAGATTAGCGTCACGCATTAAAAAGTCTAAATTACGTTCTGGTTTTATTGTTTCTTCGTATTCTTTCATAGCCTCAGGTACGTCGTTAAAATCTTGGCGAGGTCTGAGGTTGTATTTTTCCCTAAGATTTCTCATTAACGAGTAAGGATTAGGCTGGGTGATTGGTACGTCTTTCCAGTCTGCCTCCAGCTTGTCCTTAGCCCTATCTTTTAAAAGACGTTCAGTAACGTCTCTGCGCATGCCGCTTTGAGGATCAATAGCAGCTGGCTGCTCTGGCTCCAAATACTCAGGCCTAACATAAGGCTTTTCTCCTGTTACTTCTTCTGGAGGCACAGGAGCAGCTAGCTTGTGCATGGCTTTTTTAATTTGACCAATAAGCTTGTAGTTAAAAGCCATAACCAAGTCCTCAATTCAATATCACTACTTTCTGGTCTGACTCAATTTCACCGTTCTTATAAGCTCTTATTGCGTCAGCCTTTGTAGCAAAGTATCTCTCTGGTTTATTAGACACGAAAGCTGTGGCGTGATACAGACCACCTTGGTACTCGTTCTTAGGCAGCTGGTGAGCCTTGAAGTTCTTGGTGCTCAGCAGGTTCTTGCTGGGCAGCATCTTCTCAAGAGCGTCCTTAACAGCTCCGTCAGAGACAGGAACGTGATAGTTCATCGTGTCTCCATCGAAGTCTGCACCAAAGCCAGTAACGATAGCTGGAGGAATCTGTAGAGTCTCAGCCTTGGTCAGCTGGGGCCTGAATGCCATTACGCCATACCTGTGAAGCACAGGTGCGCGAGTGATGATAACTGGACGCTCGTCCATCTCCTGTAGCAGAGCGTCCTTAGCTGCCTTATCCTTCTGCTCTACTAGCTCAGCAGCTCTAATAGGGGCAACGCCTCTACGCGCCAACCTTCGTACGATGAATGGCTTGTAGATTTCCCAAGCCTTGCTCTCAGGCAGACCTACTTGGTCCATGTCCAAGTCTGGGTTAGGTGTAATAACACCTCTACCCACCACGTCTACAGTCGTACTAAGCAGCTTGCGCTGCATGGTGGAGAACTTGGGGTTATCTCCAAAGATGTACTTGAGTACGCCTTTGACCTGCCTCTCCTGGTTCTTGGGGCTTACTGGATCCCCCAACCCAGTAACAGCCTTGAAGCTCTTATAGAGCGCAGTACGCTCATCGCTTAAGTTGTTGCTGAAACCTGAAGTTTCTTTTAGCGCTTCGTTAGCCTCAAACGCCTCTTTGTACAGATAGTTGGCATCTGCTACGAGGGGCCTGCCTGTAGCTCCCATGACGGACACAGGCCTGAAAGCTGGAGGAAGAACAGGAATCTTGTCCATCATCCATTCCGATGGGCTTAGTCCAAGCTTGGCCGAATGCTTGAGCACAGACCAACGCTTGAGGGCAGCATCCTTTGTGGACTTTCTGCCATTACGCCATTCGTACTCAGCTTCTCTGGTAGCTTTCTCTAGGTTTATATTACTAAGCGCGTTCTTGATGGCTTGTGGGCCAGTCTGGTCGCCAATCGTGTCCTTACCAGCAAGAATATCCATGAACTTGTTCTTGGTAAGGCCC